TTTTTTCTACTCGCCCTATTTTAGTTTCAGGAGATAGATTTAAAGAAATCATAACGTTAGGATATAGAGAGTTCGCATCAAATGACATAACGTTATTTTTGAAACCGCTTTTAGGTTCAGCTACATACGCACCAGGATTTTTTCCAGCTCCCTGATTTCTAATAAAGGTAGATAGCACTTCTTTACGTTTTCTAGCTCTAATAGTTAGAGCGCCATTAATTACAGATATGGTACCCATTGCACCTTCGAGTGTCGTTAGACCTACATACGCTAACATTCGTAACAATACAACATACTGCAATTTCTCTTCTAATCTAACGAGGAGATTGACGTCTTGAATGTTATAATCCACGAACATTGTCCAATCTGTATCAGCTAAAGTAGACAGATTCATGTCACCGTAGTCAACTTTTCTCTCTCCTAGTTCAATTTCGCCGATAGCGTCTAGCTTGTAAGACTCTCTCAACTTAAGGCAAAACCTTCTATAGATATCAAGATAGTCAATACACGATATACCTTCTATGTAATATCGTTTTTGTTGTCTCCCGAATTTGCCCATAACTTCACGGTGGTAAATATTACCGGTGGGTGATAAACGATTTACATACTCTTGTCCGAGAATCCTCTCACATCTATTAATGATATAAGGTATATCGAAAAATTCCGAGTTCCATCCGCTTAGCACATCCGGGTAATCACTTTCAATATATTCAATAAACTTAATAAAGAGGTCTCTCTCATTTCTGCAATGAGTGTATTTTACTTGTTTATTACTACCTGTGTATGGCTTTAGTCCGAAGGTATGAAACTTCTTACTAAAATTGTCATAACAAGTTATAACGTTAACAGTATGCTGCGGGTCATCTACATCAGGAAACCCTCCGATGGCTCGTGAATTTAAATAACAAGAATTATTAATATCAACCCATGCTTTCTTTTCTTCATCCCAAACTTCGTAAGAATCGTTATACTCGCAGAGTTTATTAACCGTTACTTCAATTGATTCCATTTATCTCTTAATTTTATAACTCTATTGTGAACTTTCCAGCTAATATTAGCTAAATATTGATTAAATTGATCATTACTCATTGACGCTAAACGTTTACCCATTATCTGCTGCTGATTGGTAGTCTTGCCTTTTTTTGCTAATGATATTGATTTACCTCTTTTGATATGATCTACCTTATCACTATGTAACGACTTATATAGACGTTTTTTTTTATCTTTATCACATAACCTAGATATAAATTTCTTTGAACTAACTGACAACTTTGTTTTATAGTCTTCTGTTATATACGATTTAGGCTTATTTTGATGAAAGCATTGTATAGAACAATAACTACTACTATTATTATATATCTTAGAGCCGCAAACACATCTCTTCCTATCACAGGCTTTCTGCTCACGTAACATCGCTGACCTCTTGTGATGAGATGCTATCATCCGTTTCTTTATGTCTGTATCCTTCATAGGGTGATTTTGTACCCAGTTTTTTCTAGCTGCATTATATGCTGCAGAAGATATATCCCTATTTTGATTTTTAGATCTTCTACACATAGCATTGAAAGCATAAGCTAGCTTTCTATTATTAGGATATATCTTAATTAATAACCAGTGAGCCATATAATGCTCTCTAGCTGTTAGTACCGTTATATTGAGGTCTTCATCAGTGCCACCAATACACTTGGGAACAATATGATGACGTTCACCATAACCTTCAATGACACGCTCTCTACCCCTCTTAACAATAATATCATATATTCTTTCATAATTCATATTATTATTTATTAAGCTGTCATGTTTTAAGTATCAATATCTACCCTCTTTGGTCTTATTTTAACTACATGATCACAGCTGTACTTACTTTTATCATACGTCTCAATATCTATAAATGTTACTTTTAAATCGTTTTTTGTAAACTCAGGCTTCTCATTCTCCGTCCAAAAAGTGTCTAGTAGATATTGCTGAACTGGAGGTAAATTTTCATACACTCTCTTAATGCCTGAGTCCTGTATAAACTTATTACGTTCGTAACCATTGTTAAAAATCCTCTTCTTAGCCTTAGTACCAAAAATAGTTGTTTTATCTCCGTTACTATCCTCAATATAAAGATAGGGTGATACTGACACATCATAATGCACACGCTTACCTTCTGTATCCCAAGTAAATAGCCGAACTGATTGAGTTCGGCTACTATATACGCAGTTTCTATAAGCCATATAAAGCTATTATAGCTTTACTGAGATTGAATTCAACTATTCCATCTCTTAAGATATTTTCTTTCAGAGGAGCCATAAGGCGTGTTGAGTGCCTCAAGATGACAGCCAATATTTTCTGGAAGCTCTAAGAACCTTTGCGCTCCAATACTTCTAAACATTTCGACATTGCTGTAATACTTAGGCTTGTTTTTAAGTATAGCTTCAAGCTTTTGTTCTAAATCGTCGCCTGTCTTAAATTTAAGGAATGAGGGAGCGTCTTTGTAGGTTTCCATATCTTGAACTAGGCAGGGAAGACCTAACACGCACGATTCGATAAATTTAATATCAGATTTGGACCTGTTAAAACTATTATCTAACAACGGTGCTATCATTACTTGAGCATTTAAACAAGCGATGAATCTAGGATAATCTGCTAGTGTTTGCCAAGGATGAAACTCTATCTTACCCTGCTGCACGTACCTCAGTAATGGTGGTGGGAATGCTCCTACAAATACCCACTGATATTTATCAATAGTCTTTTCAACTAAATTTAACACATGTGAGAAGTCATCAACGCCACCATTCTTATTATCTACATCATAATGAGCTCCTGATCCTGTATATAGAACACGAGGTTTTTTCTTATTTTTATCATACGCATCGTAGACACGTCTCTTATCATAAACATGACCCATCCAAGAATAGGGCACAAAGTTAGGTATTACAGTTATTTCTTTTTTACCCGTTCTTTCCTGGTATAGTTTTTTCATATACTCGCAAGTAACTGTAACTTCGTCGCACATATTGATAATCTCAATACAGTTATTACGAATTTCATCATTATCAAAAGCAAACTTAAACTTATTATAATCAGGAATGTCTTCTCTAAACACCACATCATCAACCTCATAAATTAATTTAAATTTATGATCTTGTTGAACTTGCTTTAGGTACTTGATAAATTCTTTTTGATCGTTTGATGCCTGTCGTTGTACTTTAACAGATTTAACTCCTGTATACCATCTTGGATCAAACACCATAGCGGTAAGGGAAGTCGAACAACCTGCACCTGTTTCATTAATATGTTTTTCAGGCCACAGAATTCTCCAGAATCCACAGCCAGAATAATCTGCAAGATAATTAACATATCTCGGTAGTGAGAGCTCTCTAGGTTGCTCAGGTACAGCTACTTGACGTGAAGCGGTATGACCACCAAAAGGATTTGCAAATGGTTGCGAAAAAGGACTAGCGTAAGGCTGTGCTAACATATGTGTTATATTTACATTAATAATCTAGATAATCAATACGCCTTGTTATACCGTTTTGTTTTTCTAAGAAAATAACATCTCCAGTTACGGCTTTAATCGACTCTTTTCTATGTGAAATGACTATAGAACATTCATCAAGTGTATTCACACGCTCTTTTAATATATCTGTAATTAAATCAATACCCTTTTCGTCAAACGACGAGTCAAACAGCTCGTCGTAAATCGCAATGTTATAACTTACTCCACCCTGCATGCGCCTAATATCCGAAAAGGCGAACAGGCAAGCAAGATCTATTGATTTACGCTCTGCCCCCGAAAAATTAAAGTAAGAACAAATTTTATTTTTATCATTTACAATTTGTTCTTCAAAGTATTCGTCAAAAACGCAAACAGAATTCGAATCAAGTTTTTTAAGATAATAATATAGCTTGCTATTTAAAAGTTCTAGTAACTTATTTACGATATACGACTTTACGCCTTCTTCACTAATAACAAATTTGACTATATCCAATGTACTTAGTTGTTTAGATATAGTTCCGACAGTATCGTTTATGCTATCAAGTCTACTTTGAGTTTCAGAGATCAAATCGTCAAACTCCGTCTTACTTTCATTTAAGGTTTCAATATCCTGTACTAGCTCGCTCTGCCACTTTGTTAGCTGTGTAATCCTATTACTTATATTTTTATTACTTTGAATTTTTAAGCCAGTCTCATTTATTAATCTATTTTTCTCTTGAATGGCTCTTTTAATTTTTAATTTTTGTTCTTCAACCTCTAATATCTTTACATTAATGTCTTCTATATCCTTAGCTATAAAAATCATTTCATCTTTAAGAAGTTGTTTTTCACGAGCAATATTTTCTTTATCATGCTCTTGTATAGATCTCAAACAAACTGGACACGTATCGCTATCTGATCCTACCTTTTTATATATTTCCTTTTTATGAACAATTGTTGCTTTTTTATTCGATGAGTCACTAACAAGCGAGCTTTTTAGATCATCATTTTCTATTAGCTTACCCTCTAACTTATCAATAGTAGTTTGAATATCATCAATATTTGGTATATCAGACTCTTTAAGAAGCTCTGCATTAAGTTCTTTAAGCTCTAAAGCATTAGATTCTTGCCTTTCAAAGTAAAGCTTTCGCTTATCTTCTTTTTTTTCAACTAATCTCTGCTTTTGATTATTGTAGTTTTGCAGTGTTTTATTAATCTCGTCGAGCTTAGCATAATTAATATCATATTCACGCTTAATATCATTATACTCCTGTCTAAGAGTTGATATCATCTTGCTAAAAACCTCCATACCAAAAATATCCTCGATAAACTTACGCTTCTCAATTTTATTTTTAGCCATAAACGGTATGGTATTATTAACCGTCATAATAACGCAGTTTTGAAAAATAGCTGGTGACGCACTTAATACATCACTAATGTATTTTGTAGTATTAACTATACTATCACGAGTTTTATCTACACCGTCTTTATATACACTGACCTTGGTGGGTGAAAGTGTACGTATAATATGAAATTTATTTTTACCCTTAGGTGAGTCAACATTAAATTCCAACTCAACCTGTGTTTTACCCCCGGTAATATTATTAGTAATTAAGTCTTTTTTAATTTCTCTTAAAGTCTCTCCAAAAATGGCAAAATATATAGCGTCCGCTACCGTAGACTTACCAACAGCGTTCTGTCTATCGGGCTTATCTTTATTATTACCGGTAATAATGTGTAACCCTTTGCGAAAGTCAACCAAAACTGGTTCATTGCCAACTGATAGAAAATTCTGAATTGTTATTTTAGTAAATGTTACTTTCTTCATGCAATACACTTTTTATAAAGTTCTAACGTATAGCTAAGTATATCACTTTTATCTTCTATTTCAAGAAGATTTACAAACTCCTCAATAGCACAGGTAATATCGATACCTGAGAGATCCTTATCACTGTTGTCATTACTAATTTTATTATAGTTAAGATCATATTCTATTTGCAACGCTTCTGGTCTCAATAAATTTAATTTTGAAGTAAGTATAGCTAAATCTTCCTGGGAGATATTTTTATCTACCTTAAATTTAATAATATTGTTTATAAATAATTTTTTTATCTCAGGTGTAATAGTAGTAGCTTCTGCAAGTTCACTAAGACTGACCTTTTTATAATGAGGTGAAACGGTATTCTCAAAGAACTCATATTCTTGCGTATCGATATCAAGTATGTGATAGCCTTTTATGTTATCACAATCACCGAAGTCCATTTGAAACGGATTACCCACATATAGAATTGTACCTGCTCCGTATTTTTTTTCATGTCTAAAATGAAAGTGACCAGAAATAACTAAAGAGCTCTTACTTAAAAGCTCTTTTACACTTAGACCTTCTTCACAATCCTTGTAAGAATTCATTTTGAAGGTTTCTATTTCAAAATGACCAAAGATAATATCGCTTTTTTCTATTTGATTAGTAGAAGTACCCCAAGGGCACAGCGTTATAACTTTATCAAATACGTTTAACGTAGCGACCTTATCTACTACTGTTATATTTTTGCTATTTTTAAAAATAGAAAGCGAATTTACATCTGTTCTATGTTTATAATAGATGTCATGATTACCTACTAAAGCTATAATATTAAAATCGTCAAATATTTGTAATATATCAGCTGAGATCTGAAGCGTATTAACAGATATTTCACTTCTATTATGATACCAATCACCGCAAAATATAATATCCTTTATATTTTGCCTCTTAAGCTCTTTACTTAGCCAATTTGCCCAAGTTATAGCAATGTCATGCCACTGAGCACTATTAGTATGAACTCCTAAATGGAGGTCTGATATAATAGCAACTCTCGGTTTATTAATCTTGATCATAGAAGTCATCATCATCACCACCTACGGGCTTAACATAAATGAGATTGTTACAAGTCTTTGGATCATTCATGATATCCTCATACACTTTTTCTCTATAATTTTTTTCCGCTTCGTGATGTCTTTTTTCTTTTTTAATACGATTAACAAACGCATTAAATGCAATCGTTGTAAAATATGAGAAAGGATTTGACTCGGCAGCAAATTTATATTTTTTACCCTTAAGTGCAGAGTACATTTTAATAAGAGAGTCTCCTATCATGTCATCCTTGTAAGTATAATTAATAAATGAGCTATTATAGCTTAACCCATAAGCAATTTTTTTAATATTTTCAGCAAGGTCGTCAGTTAAAATATCAGTTTCATAATACTTACGTAAAGATTCTTTAAATTCGACTGGATCTACGTAGTGATTTTCTTTAGACATAACTGTATAATATATTACTATTAAGATATATCAATATCTTTTTCTGTATATGCTATTTTTTCAGCATTGTAAATTTGTTTTCTTTTTTCAGAGTGCTTATTACCGTAGTGTAAGTTATCACTTAGGTCTATAATAATAAGTTTACTTTTATCCTTATGTAATCTTAAACCTCTACCTATAGATTGTACGGTTCTAATGAACGATTTACCTCCTGAAACAAAAAGAATATTGTGAAGGTTTTTTATATTAACACCAGTTGAAAAAATAGCGCTTATTGCAATACAAATTACATCATTACTGCTCTCCATTAACTTTTTAATTTTCTCTCGCTCTTCTATTTCTACATCTCCTCTAATAAAGAATACTTTTTTATTAGTGCATGTATTTTTTACTACTTCTAATAGACCTTCACCGTGAACAATATGATTTACTAGTATTAAGGTGTTATTATTAAGCTTATTACTTAATTGACCAATAAACTTATTTCGCTTTTCATGCGTATACAAAAAATTAAGCTCATTTCTATACTCACTATCGGTAATATTTGCAATTATAGGCGCGTTATAGTTTAATTTAAGTATTTTAACCTCAACATTAGTGAGGTAACTCTCTAACCGAAGGTCATGACTACTCTTTTCATATAAAACAGGTCCAAGCTTACCTATAATAAACCATTTATCTAAATTATCCTCAGGAAGAGTACCGGTAAACCCATATCTATTACTAGTTTTAATTGCGGAAATTATTTTACTTATCTCATTAGATGATTTTACCTTGTGACATTCATCAACTACTAGTAAATCAACATATTTAACCCATTCGTTGTCTTTAAATTGCGATAAGAGGATTTGAATGTTACATATTACAACATTACTAGTAAGATCAGGCTTGTTGTTACCGGTCCATTTTGTTATTTTAAATGAAATACCACTAGCTATAAACTCATCATATGTTTGTTGCACGAGACCAAGGTCTGGTACAATCATAATACACTTAAAAGTAGTAGAATTAGGTGAATTTCTATAAAAATTCTCAATTAATGCAGCAGTTGTTAGGGTTTTACCCGCACCGGTACCTAAAACACATGTACCCCATCCGTTTTTTATGGCTTTTTCAATAACTTCCTCTTGATAGTCACGTAATTTAAGAGTAAAGTCTTTAAAAATTGCATTAGTTGACCCGCAATTAATTGATTCTTTAAATTTTTCCGTGTATGTTACAGATTCTGTAATCTGATTAGCTATTAAATACTTTTTTATTTCCCAAAACAAGCCTAAGTCGCAAAGACCTGTAGGAGTAATAGCATATTTACGCGTTGGTAACTTAATTCTTCTCGAATTAAACCTTCTTTGCATAAAAGAAGCGTTTTTATCCTCTACACTAAAGTGCTCGCGTAAGTTTTCGTAAATATTTCTATCGTCACACTTAATAATTAGCTTACGATTTGTTTTAGTATAATCAAAAGTAATCATAACTGCTCTAACTTTTGTATCTCTATAATATTTTTTATGTCATATCCCATTCCTGACATAATCTTTTCTACTTTTTCAAGATACTCAACTATAAACTCGTATTCTTTTATAGAATCTGTTATGTTTGTTAGTTCATCAGTAGCTTCTGCAGCTATTTCTGCTGTTTGTTGTGTTAATTTAACAGGAGCTTCAGCTATAATCTTTGTTACAAGAGTTTTTTTAAGGTTTTTTTTCTTTTTATGTAAGGATTGTAGGGTTATTTTTGCATCAATTAGTCTTGCTGCCCAAAAATGCTTACGTGATGGTAACTTTAATTGTATATCTTTTATATTGAAATCAGTAATTAGTAAATCAGCACCGATTTCTTCTTTATATCTTTTTAGCAATTCCACAGAATTATTATAAATACTTATTGAAGTGAAATCAACTGTAACATTTAAACAATATTTTTATGAAAATATGACTGCAGGTGCAGCACTAGGCGGTAGTAGTGAAGGATCTTCACCTGATAATATATCTGGCTCTGATTTTTATGCACCGGGTGATGCTAGAACACCAAAAGGTGGTGCAGTATATACCAGAGCTGGTAAGTTAAGACGTAAAAAACGTAAGCAGAAAAATAAATCTAAAAAATAATGGATTTAGGTCACTGGAATACTAGTCTTATAATTGAAGAAGGTAATATACCTTACGGATTTTTATATAAAATAACCTGTATGACCACAGGAAAAAAGTATATTGGTAAAAAACAGTGTAAATCTATACTTAAAAGGCGTCCACTTAAAGGAAAGAAGAATAAAAGACACGAGGTAATAGAGACTGACTGGAAGACTTATACATCTTCTTCAAGAGAGCTTAACGAAGATATCTTAAAGTATGGTAAAGATAGCTTTAGTTTTGAGATTATTGAGATTTGCGACTCAAAATTTGCACTAGCATATCGAGAGGCTAAAATTCAATTTGAAGAGGAGGTACTATTACGAGATGACTATTATAACGGAATCATTAATCTCCGAGTGTCAAAGCCGAAGCGCTATTTGCCTTAATGAGACATTAAATATTGCGTATCAAAAGACACTGTCGCAAGTGATAGATTTAAATATAAACTTCGATATTAGTAATAAAGATGTGCAAAAAATTATCAAACATAATATTATTATTCAGTTATGTGAATTTAAAAAAACAATACCGCAAAAAACTTATTTATTTATTAGAAGAGAAGAGTATAATGAAAATTATCTTAAAATAGTAGATGAAATTATTAATAAAATGGAGCTTTATAAGTCAGAAAAAAGTGCTAACTTCTTGAGATCTTTTAATAATTACCTAAAAAAGAACGGGTTTAAGTATATAAGCAGTGTTTATCTAAAGCAAGTTACTAACAAATTAGCTTTATTTAGATAAATATACTTATGAGTAAATTTCTTCAAATAGTGGGTGAAGGACTAGCAAGTGTTGATAACCCTCAAGCAATTTTTTATATTAAACTCGTTGATGATAAGGGAAATGATGTAGGTTACGAGCCGATACAGCTAAGAGGTACTACCTACGCTGAGGATGTGTATTTTAAAATACAAAATGCTATTAATAAAGGACAAGATATAAATTCTACTCCTGAAGAAGATAATGAAATTGAAGCTGCTCAGGTCTTAAGAAAGACAGATAAAAGAGTTGATGATGAATATAAAAGGTTTGAAGCTCTAGCGAAACAAAAAACACCAAAAATTATTGCTGCTTTACAAAGAGATAGACAAACATTAACACCTTTATAAATTAAGATAATGTCTAAGACCTTACAACTTATATCGAAATATTTTAGTCTTTTAGGAGAGCAAGCTCCTGAAGGTGCCTCAGCAGCTGAGGTAGAGCCTGCGACTGCTACGGCTTCAGCACCACCTGCTGTGCCTCAGGTGCAGGTTAGTAATATTAATGAAAATGAAAGGTATATTATTAAAATATTAACTAACGCATTTATTTTTAACCCGACTTTATTTAATAAACAGAAACAAAAATACATCTTTAATAAAATCGATCAAATAAAAAGGATGGTAAATGTTCCTGTAGCGAGGATAGTAGATGAGGTTAAAAGTGTTATAGCTATTGATAGGAGTTTAAAAGTAGAATCAAAAACACTCTCATTATTAGACAAATACATGCTTCTTGTTGAACAACCTGCTGATGCTACGGAGCCTCAAGCCGACACTCAACCTACACAAAACTCTTCTACTAGTCAATCGCAAGAAAAAAAAATAGACGGCGAGGGCAATAAT